GGTATTTGGCAGCCGCGCTTTAGACCTAGCGCCAGGTCTCAAAGGTCTCAAACGGTAATTTCCGGTAAGTCTGCGCCCATAGCATCCCCGACCCGTTCGGTAGTTCAATAGTTCACTACGATTTAGGCGACGTAAGGGGCTGCAAGCGCTTGCTGGTTACCTTTAGCGAGTTTGCGGCAATCAAGGGCTGCGCCAAGGGATCGGTGACTGCTGCCACGAAGTCGCGGATCGCAGCGGCAGTGGTGGAGAAGGACGGCAAGAGGTGGCTCGATCGCGACATGGCGCTGGAGCTGTGGGACCGCAACACCAAGCAGACCCACAATGCCAAGATCCGCCAAGGCGAGCCGCTGGAGCCGCTGCCGGCAAGCCCGCGAGAGCTGCGCAAGGCGATCGAGGCGCTGCCGGATGATGCGATCCCGGAGCTGAACGAGAGCCGGGCACGGCGGGAGCACTACCAGGCCGAGCTGAGCAAGCTGCAGGTGGCGCAGCAACGGCGCGAGCTGGTGCCAGCCGAGGAGGTGAAGAAGGACGCGTTCCAGGTGGGCCGGAGCATCCGCGAGGCGCTGAGCAACCTGGCCGATCGGCTGAGCCACCAGCTGGCGGGCGAGACGGACCCGGCGGTGATCCACCAGCTGCTGAGCGATGAGCACCGTGATGCGCTGCTGTCGCTGCAGGAGGTGGCGCAGTGACGGTGTGGCGCGATGCGTTCATGGATGGCCTGCGGCCGGAGCCACCGCTGACGGTAAGCGAGTGGGCGGACAAGCACCGGCGGCTGAGCAGCAAGGCAAGCGCTGAGCCGGGGCCATGGCGGACGAATAGGACGCCGTACCTGCGCGAGCCGATGGACTGCCTGAGCACCACCAGCACGGTGCAGCGGGTGGTGATGATGTTCGCGGCGCAGACGGGCAAGACCGAGAGCGGCAGCAACTGGCTGGGCTACGTGATCGACCACGCGCCGGGGCCGATGCTGCTGGTGCAGCCCACGGTGGAGATGGCGAAGCGGCTGAGCAAGCAGCGGCTCGAGAGCCTGGTGACGGAGACGCCAGTGCTGGCGGCGAAGATCGCACCGAGTCGCAGTCGAGACAGTGGAAACACGATGTTCGCCAAGGAATTTCCGGGCGGAATGATGTTGCTCACCGGAAGTAACAGCGCGGTGGGTCTGCGATCGACGCCGTGCCGGTACATCTTCTGCGATGAGATCGACGCCTTTCCTGCGGACGTGGACGGCGAAGGCGACCCGGTGAGCCTGGCGGAGAAGCGGGCGACGACGTTCGCGCGGCGGAAGATTCTGCTCACCAGCACCCCGACCGTCAAGGACTTCAGCCGGATTGAGGCGGAGTATGAGCGCAGCGATCAGCGGCGCTTCTTTGTGCCGTGCCCGAGCTGTGGGGCGATGCAGTGGCTGAAGTGGCCGCAGCTGAAGTGGGAGAAGAACGACCCGGCCACCGCGGCCTATGAGTGCGAGCACTGCCATGAGCGGTTCCCCGAGATCCACAAGCCGGCCATGTTGCGCAAGGGCGAGTGGCGCGCGACGGCACCAAGCGACGGGAAGACCGCGGGCTTCCAGCTGTCGGGGCTCTACAGCCCGCTGGGCTGGCTGAGCTGGGCGGACATGGTGGACGACTTCCTGAGGGCGAAGGCGGATGCGCCGATGTTGAAGAGCTTCGTCAACACGCGGCTGGCCGAGACGTGGGAGGAGGACTTCGCCAGCAAGGTGAGCGCGGATGCGCTGCTGGAGCGGTGTGAGCCGTATGCGGCGGGCCGGCTGCCGGAGGGCGCGCTGGCGGTGACGATCGGCGTGGACGTGCAGGGCGGCGGCGGCAGTGCGGGCGATCGCCTGGCGGTGAGCGTATGGGCGTGGGGCCGCGAGGAGGAGGGCTGGCTGATCGAGCACCAGGAGATCTACGGCGACCCATGCCGGCCGGAGGTGTGGAAGCAGCTGGACCTGCTGGTGCTGCACGACTGGGAGCACGTGAGCGGGGCGAAGCTGCGGGCGGACGTGGTGGCGATCGACTCGGGCGGCCACGCAACGGCGGAGGTGTACCAGTACGCGCGGGAGCGGCAGGCGGTGGGCGTGATCGCGATCAAGGGCCAGAGCCAGCGCGGCAAGCCGCCGATCGGCAAGGCGAGCAAGGTGGACATCAGCGCGCAGGGCCGCACGCTGAAGCGCGGCGCGCAGGTGTTCCCGGTGGGTGGCGACACGGTGAAGACCACGCTGTTCGGAAGGCTGAAGCACAACGAACGCGGGCCGGGCTACCTGCACTTCCATGCGCAGACCGGGAGCGAGTATTTCGAGCAGCTGACGGCAGAGAAGCAGGCGCTGCGGTACGTGAAGGGCTTCCCGGTGCGCGAATGGGTGAAGAAACCAAGCGCGCGGAATGAGGCGCTGGACTGTCTGGTCTACAGCTACGCCGGCCTGCACAGGCTCTATCAGAAGTTCGATCGGCGCAGCATCTGGGATCAGTTCGAGCGGCGCTTGGAGCAGCTGCAGGAGGGCAAGCCTCAGAGGCGCGTCAAGGCGCAGAGCAGCCCGTCGTTTGCGACCCAGTGGTAGAACGCAGGGACGACTCCAGCAGGTAAGCCGCTAGGTTCGAGATCGTGCGCTGTTCGACTTCAGCTCGATGCCTCAGCAACTGGGCAACGCTGGAGGAGAGAACCACTTGGACCCGAACACCCTGCGCCATTGTCTGATCGTGGTATGATTTGAGTGCGAAAGGCGGCAACCGTGCGCGGATCGCCTTTGATCCTAATGCCAACGGAGGACTACTACCGATCATCTCAGTGGCGCACCAAGCGCCAGCAGCGCCTCAACCACGACCAGCACACCTGCCAAGGCTGCGGCATCACGCAGCAGCAACTGGCCGAGCTTGGGTGGCCTGCCCTGCAGGTCCACCATCGCAATGCCGGACCACCGGACTATCGCTACCCGTCATTCGGCAACGAGCCGCTGTCAGATCTGCTGACGCTGTGCTCTGAGTGCCACGACGGCATTACCAACTCAGTCCGCCGCCAGCGCTTCAAGCTCGACCCCCGCAAGCAGGTGCAACCCGTCACGGTGCAGGCGCCATCACTTGCCCTTCCGTCACGACATCAACGTGTCCAACCTGACTCAGATTCAGATCTCAATCACGGGCGAGAGCCCATTGCTCTGCCACAACGGACAGACCGCCGACCCTCGGAACGCCTACGCGAAAGCCATGAAGGCGGTCAGCAGCAAGCGCAAGAAAACCGACTCCGACTATGAGGAGATGGCGCGGCTGGAATGGCTGGCAGGCCTTTACAGGTTCCGTGATCAGCTGGTCATACCCGATTACGTTCTGGAAGCGGTGTTCATTGCCGGTGGAAAGAAGTCAAAGCGTGGACCGCAAGTGAAGTGCGGCATGTTTTTCACAGACCATGCTCAACTTGACTTTGAGGGCAAGCCTGACACCATTACGGACGACAAACTGAGCGAGATGTTCGCTTCTGGCGACTTCACGCACACTGTGGGCGTAAAGGTGGGCATGGCCAAGGTGATGCGCACGCGGCCGATCTTTCGTCGGTGGAGCCTTGAGGCGAGCGCCCACTTTGACCCCGACGTTCTGAACCTCCGCGACATCGAGGAGGTGGCTGCCGATGCCGGCAAGCTGGTCGGCATTGGCGACTGGCGACCCAAGCATGGGCGGTTCAGCGCTGGCATCCGAGAGGTGTAAGTCCAGATGAGGTCATGCAGGGCTGGGTCCGGTGCGCTTGGGCAGGGTCTGGTCGGCCTAGGCACGGCGCGGCTGGGCACGGTGTGACAAGGCGCGGCAAGGGCCACAGACGGTGGCACGGAGGCTTCGGCCTCCCTGCCACCCTCACGGGGGGTGGTTGAGGTCGGGTCGACTACGGCATGGCTGGGCGAGTTCAGGCCTGGCGAGGCAAGGCATGGACCCACTTCGGTGGGTACGATTGATGGGATCTAGGTAGGTCGAGCCGGTGAACATCCCCGCGCAAATCAGAGCCGGCGACACGATCCGTTGGCGGGACGTTGCGGGCCGCGACAACCTGGGCAACCCGATCAGCAGCAGCGACGGCTGGGGGCTCTTCTACTACCTGCGGACTAACACCGCGAGCGAAGGCGCCACGGTGACGGGTGCGGCCTACGGGACCGGGTGGGAGTTCACGATCTCGCAGGCCACCAGCGCGGCGTTTGATGCCGGGCAGTGGTATTGGCAGGCCGAGGCGCGCAACAGCGGCGTGCATGTGACGCTTGGCGCCGGGCAGCTCGATGTGCTGCCTGCGCTGAGCTACACGGGCACACCTGGCGCGTTCGACGGCCGGAGCCAGGCGCAGAAAGACCTCGAGGCGGTGCAGGCGGCGATCAGGGCGATCATCTCCGGCGGTGCGGTGGCCGAATACACGATCGGCAACCGGCGGCTGAAGAAAATGGAGATGACGGATCTTCTGACGCTGGAGGGCAAACTGAAGGCTGAGGTGAAGCGCGAACAGGCCGCCTCCCTGGCCGCCAATGGCCTCGGCAATCCTCACAACCTCTACGTGCGCTTCTGATGGGCATCCGATCCTCGATCCTCGGCTGGCTGCAACGCGGCGCCCCCGAGGCCACGCCTGCACCACGGCGGCGGATGTACCAGGGCGCGATGGTGAGCCGACTCACCAGCGACTGGGTGACGGCTGGCACCAGCGCCGACGCTGAGATCAAGGGCAGCCTGCCGCGGCTGCGGAACCGCTCGCGCCAGCTGGTGCGCGACAACGACTACGCGCGGCAGGCGATCCGCGCGGTGAAAAACAACGTGATCGGCACCGGCATCAAGATGCAGGCGCAGGTGCGGATGATGCGCGGCGGCGGGCGGCTGGATGCGCAGGTGAATGACGCGATCGAGAGCGCCTGGAAGGTCTGGAGTAAGAAACAGCACTGCCACACCGGCGGCCGGCTGAGCTGGCACGACATGGAGCGGCTGGTGATCGGCGCGATGGCCGAGTCGGGTGAAGTGTTCATCCGCAAGGTGCGGCAGCCGTTCGGCGGCGGCAAGGTGCCGTTTGCGCTCGAGGTGATCGAGTCGGATCTGCTCGATGACACCTACACGGGCAAGAGCACGATCGACGGCAATGAGTGGCGGATGGGGGTCGAGTGCGACCGCTGGGGCCGGCCGGTGCAGTATGCGTTCTTGAAGAAGCACCCCGGTGATGCGCCATTTCAGGGGCCACCGAGCGGGCGTCACCAGCTGATCCCGGCGTCGGAGATCATCCACCTCTACCTGATGGACCGGCCGGGCCAGACCCGCGGTGTGCCGTGGCTGGCGACCGCGATCCAGCGGCTGCACCACCTGCAGGGCTACGAGGAGGCGGAGGTGATTCGCGCGCGGGCCTCGAGCGCGCTGATGGGCTTCATCACCAGCGACGAAGGCGAGCTGCAGGGCGATGAGGTGTTCGACGGCGAGCGGGTGTCGAACTTTGAGCCCGGCGTGTTCAAGTATCTGGCGCCTGGCGAGAAGGTGACGGTGCCATCGCTGGACGCACCGGATGGGCAGTTTGAGCCGTTCCTGCGGGCGATGCTGCGGGCGATGGCGGCGGGCTTGGGCTGCTCCTACGAGAGCGTGAGCCGCGACTTCAGCCAGACGAACTACAGCAGCAGCCGGCTGAGCCTGCTCGAGGATCGCGACCACTGGCGCGCGCTGCAGCAGTACCTGATTGAGAACTTTCACCAGTCGGTCTTCGAGGCTTGGCTGGAGATGGCGGTGCTTGGCGGTGCGCTGGGGCTGCCGTTCTACGAGACCGACCCCGAGCGCTACCGCGCGATCCGCTGGATGCCGCGCGGCTGGGCATGGGTGGATCCGGCCAAAGAAGTGCAGGCCTACAAGGACGCGGTGCGCTGCGGCTTCAAGACGCTGGGCGAGGTGGTGGCCGAGCAGGGCGGCGACCTCGAGGAGCTGATGGTGGCCAGGGCCGCCGAGCTGCAGCTGGCTGATGAGCTCGATCTGACGTTTGACACCGACCCTCACGAGGTGAACGCGGCTGGCACGCAGCAGGCCGGCGACGTGGGTGAGGATCAGGCCGAGGAGGTGGACCCGGCCAGTGACCCGGACGCAGGCGACGAT